CTTCCCGGTGAAGATCCGGCTCAGCTGAACGACCCGGCCTACCGTCGTCTGCGTATCATCACTGATAACCTCAAACAGGAAGAGCACGCCATTGTCCAGGTGGAAGAAATGCAGGCGGTGAATGCCGTGCTGTATGGCAAATACACGATGGAAGGAGACCAGTTCGAGAAAATTGAGGTCGATTTTGGCAGGTCGACGAAGAATAACATCACTCAGGGTAGTGGTAAGGAGTGGTCAAAACAGGATCGTGACACGTTCGATCCTACACATGATCTTGACCTCTACTGCGACCAGGCCAGCGGTCTTGTGAATATTGCCATTATGGACGGTACCGTCTGGCGTCTGCTGAATGGCTTTAAATTGTTCCGCGAAAAACTGGATACCCGTCGCGGCTCTAATTCGCAACTCGAAACAGCGGTGAAAGACCTGGGCGCGGTGGTGTCCTTCAAAGGGTATTACGGCGATCTGGCCATTGTGGTGGCAAAAACGTCTTATGTGGCAGAGGACGGTACCGAAAAACGTTATCTGCCTGAGGGCTCGCTGGTCCTGGGGAATACGGCAGCAGAGGGCATTCGTTGCTATGGTGCCATTCAGGATGCGCAGGCGTTGTCCGAAGGTGTGGTGGCCTCTTCCCGTTATCCGAAACACTGGCTGACGGTAGGGGATCCCGCCCGTGAATTTACCATGACGCAGTCCGCGCCGCTGATGGTGTTGCCGGACCCGGATGAGTTTGTGGTGGTACAGGTGAAATAATCCGTGAGCGGGGGCGAAATGCCCCGTGTCTTTTTTCACAGGGGGATGATATGGCAACGAAAGAGCAAAATCTGAAACGGCTTGATGAACTGGCCCTGATTCTGGGGCGTGAGCCGGATATATCCGGGAGTGCCGCAGAGATAGCGCAGCGGGTGGCAGAATGGGAAGAGGAAATGCAGTCATCCGGCGATGATGTACAGGTTATGAATATGGATATCCGGGAGAGGGAAAACGCGGCTCATGATGTTCGTGAGGAAACATCCGGCGCGTTAACGCGCATCAGAGTTCTGACCTGCCTCCATCTCTGTGGCGTTGATGGTGAAACGGGGGAATCCGTTGAGCTTGCGGATGTTGGTCGGGTGATTCTGATTATGTCCTCAGATGCAAAAACACACGTTGATGGTGGAATGGCTGTTTATGCGTGATTTTCAGAATGCCTTTGATGCCGCCCTTGCCGGGGTGGACAGTACGATTGTTGAAGTGATGGGCATCAGTGCGCAGTTCACCTCCGGTGCACAGCGTGGCGGCGAAGTTCAGGGGGTTTTTGACGATCCGGAGTCGCTGGGGTTTGCCAGTAGTGGGATCCGTATTGAAGGAAGCAGCCCGTCATTATTTGTGCGGACGGATACGGTTCGTGCCGTGCGGCGTGGTGACACGTTGACCATTAATGGTGAGACGTTCTGGGTGGATCGTGTTTCTCCGGATGACGGGGGCAGTTGTTATCTCTGGCTGAACCGTGGGCAACCACCCGCAGTTAACCGGCGACGATAAACGCAGGGTGAATTATGGCGATAAAAGGGCTTGATCAGGCGATTGAAAATCTGAGCCGGGTTCGTAAAAACGCCATTCCGTCGGCTTCAGCAATGGCTATTAACCGCGTGGCTACAACGGCGATTAATCAGTCTTCATCACAGGTTGCCCGGGAGACCAGGGTGAGCCGGAAACTGGTAAAGGAACGGTCCAGACTGAAACGGGCGACGGTCAGAAATCCGAATGCCAGAATTATCGTTAACCGCGGTGATCTCCCTGCTATTAAGCTGGGGATCAGGATGCTTGGTCATCGTCCGAACAGCATACTTAAAGCCGGTCAGCATCGTTATCAGCGGGCATTCATCCAGCGATTAAATAATGGGCGCTGGCATGTTATGCAACGTTTGCCAGAAGCCCGGTATGCGAAGGGCAATGACGATAAAGGAAGGAAAAAGCGTAATCGTCTTCCCATTCAGGTGGTTAAAATTCCGATGGCGGCCCCACTGAAGCAGGCTTTTGATGAGAACGTTAACCGTATCCGGCGAGAACGTCTGCCAAAAGAACTGGGCTATGCGTTGAAACAACAACTAAGGATTGTGATAAAGCGATGAAACATACTGATATCCGTGCTGCAGTGCTGGATGCACTCGAGCAGCATGAACACGGGGCGACGCTGTTTGATGGTCGCCCCGCTGTTTTTGATGAGGCGGATTTTCCGGCAATTGCTGTTTATCTCACCGGCGCTGAATACACGGGCGAAGCGCTGGACAGCGATACCTGGCAGGCGGAGCTGCATATTGAAGTTTTCCTGCCTGCTCAGGTGCCGGATTCAGAGCTGGATTCGTGGATGGAAAGCCGGATTTATCCGGCGATGAGTGCGATCCCGGCACTGTCAGGCCTGATTACCACGATGGTTACGCAGGGCTGTAGTGGTCAAGTAATATTGGCCACGGTTTTACAGTAAAAATGGTATCTGTTCTCTGACTCTTCCGGCGTCAGCCCACCGTTATAATGGTGAGGTCTGACGCTGTTGTAGTAGTTCAATATGTAATCATTAATTTGCTGCCGGGCCTCGTCCTTGCCTGCGTAACCATTCGTTGGCACCCATTCTGTTTTCAGACTGCGGAAGAAGCGTTCCATGGGGCTGTTATCCCAGCAGTTTCCCCGCCGACTGACGCTTTGATTTATTCTGCAACGCCAGAGAAGTTGTTGATATTTAAGGCCTGTATACTGGCTTCCCTGGTCGCTATGGAACACGACATCCCGGGGGTGGCCACGCGTCTCATAGGCCATCCGCAGGGCACTGCTTATCAGTGCGGTATCGGCATGCGCTGACAGACTCCAGCCGATAACCCTGCGGGCAAAAAGATCCATAACAACCGCCAGATAGCACCAGCGATTTCCTGCCCAGAGATACGTAATATCTCCACACCATACCCGGTCTGGCTCCGGTACTGCGAACTGACGCTCAAGCAGATTCGGCAGGCTGGTATGCTCCTGACGGGCATTTTTATACTGATGTTTTCCGGGCTGACAACTGCTCAGGTTCAGATATTTCATCAGACGTCCGGCACGGTAACGGCTCATCGGGACGCCGTTTTGAGTCAGCATTTCAGCCAGAGTGCGCGCGCCCGCAGAGCCCCGACTTTGGTTCCACGCCCGGCGTATTTCGCTGCACAACCTGACTCGTGCCGGATTAACCGTATCGCGTCGTTTTCGCCAGTACCGGTAACTGCTGCGGTGTATTTCCAGAGCAGAACACAGGCTGACAACCGTGTGGCTGTCACTTAGTCTGGCGGCTATCGTGAACCGTTCAGCGAGTCGGACATTAAGAGCGCGGTAGCCTTTTTTAATATCGTATTTTGTTCCTCCAGACGGCGAACTTGCTTTTCCAGCTCGCGGATACGTTGCTGGTCTGGAGTAATGGGTGTGGCAGAGGGCGTAATACCCTGGCGCTCTCGCCTGAGCTGGCGTACCCAGCTCTCAAGCGTGGTTGAACCGACATTCATCGCTTCACTGGCCTGTCGATATGAGTAGCCCTTATCAACAATCAGCTGTGCACATTCCAGCCTGAACTCAGGGGTGAAGGTTCGTTTGGTTTTCTTGTTCATTAAGTCACCTGTTTTGTGTTGTGGTGAGAATATCACCTTTCATCAGGTGGCCAAATTTAGTGTGCCACTACAGGCTATGAGTATCGTCGTGATGACGATATGGCGTTATGGAGTTCTGCTGATTTGACTTATTCCATTACATACGAGATGTGAGGACGATATGCCAACACCAAATCCTCTGGCACCGGTAAAAGGTGCCGGTACCACCCTGTGGGTTTATAACGGTCAGGGTGATGCCTATGCAAACCCGTTGTCAGACGATAACTGGCAGCGACTGGCACAGGTAAAGGATCTGACGCCGGGCGAGATGACGGCAGAACCCTACGATGATAACTACCTGGATGATGAAGACGCGGACTGGACCGCGACCGGGCAGGGGCAGAAGTCTGCAGGAGATACCAGTTTTACGCTGGCCTGGAAACCGGGAGAAGAAGGTCAGAAAGGGCTTATAGGCTGGTTTGAAAGCGGGGATGTGCGGGCCTATAAAATCCGTTTCCCGAACGGCACGGTGGATGTGTTCCGTGGCTGGGTCAGCAGTATCGGTAAGGCCGTAACGGCGAAGGAAGTGATCACCCGTACGGTGAAAGTGACCAACGTGGGTAAACCTTCTGTGGCGGAAGAACGCAGCGAAATTACGCCGGTCACTGCGATTAAGGTGACGCCGACATCTGGTACGGTGGCAAAAGGGAAAACAACAACCCTGACGGTTTCTTTTGAGCCGGAAAGTGCAACCGACAAAACGTTCAAAGCGGTTTCCGCCGATCCGTCAACGGGAACCATTGCTGTGAAAGATATGGCGATCACTGTGACGGGGGTTAAGGCTGGAAAAGTGAGTATCCCCGTGATTTCCGGTAATGGTCAGTTTGCCACGGTAGCTGAAGTCACCGTTACTGAAGCGGGCGCTGCAGGGTAAACGGAGGTAATACATGTTTCTGAAAACCGAACAATTTGAATATAACGGTGTGTCCGTCACGCTTTCCGAGCTGTCTGCGCTGCAGCGTATCGAGCATCTTGCCCTGCTGAAACGACGGGCAGAACAGGCTGAAGCCAGCGGTAACCTGCAGGTGAGCGTGGAAGACCTTGTCAGAACCGGCGCGTTTCTGGTGGCGATGTCCCTGTGGCATAACCATCCACAGAAAACGGAGTCACCATCAATGAATGAGGCTGTGATGCAGATCGAACAGGAGGTGCTCACCACCTGGCCTGCTGATGCCATTGCCCGGGCGGAAGACGTGGTGTTGCGTCTGTCCGGGATGAGCGGGGCTGTTCATGTGGATACGGATATCACCGAAGTGGCGAAAAATAACGCGCTTACTGATGATGATTTTTCTGCGGGAAAGTCTTCGACGGCGAGCTGAATTTTGCCCTCAGACTGGCGCGAGAGATGGGGAGGCCTGACTGGCGCGCCATGCTTGCCGGGATGACATCCACCGAATATGCCGACTGGCGACATTTTTACCGCACGCATTATTTTCAGGATACCCAACTGGATATGCATTTTTCCGGGCTGATGTACGCTGTACTCAGCCTGTTTTTTTGCGATCCGGATATGCATCCCTCTGATTTCAGTCTGCTTGTCCCCCGGCATGAGGAAGAGCAGGTGGAGAGGCCGGATGAGGACAAAATGCTGATGCAGAAAGCGGCAGGACTTGCCGGAGGCGTCCGGTTCGGTGGGGACGGAGGGCGCGATATTTTATCGTCTGCGGATGTGGCGGATGTCATGGTGGATGATGCCGCATTAATGATGGCTTCAGCGGGGATTCCAGGAGGTGTGAGATATGTCCCAGCCGGTTGGTGATCTTATTATTGACCTGAGTCTGGATGCGGTCCGTTTCGATGAGCAGATGAGCCGGGTAAGGCGTCATTTTTCAGGACTGGATACTGACGCCAGAAAAACCGCCACTGCTGTTGAACAGGGCCTGAGCCGTCAGGCGCTGGCTGCGCAAAAAGCCGGGATTTCCGTCGGACAGTATAAAGCGGCCATGCGCACCCTGCCCGCACAGTTTACGGATATCGCCACGCAGCTTGCCGGTGGTCAGAATCCCTGGCTGATCCTGCTGCAACAGGGCGGTCAGGTGAAGGACTCCTTCGGCGGGATGATCCCCATGCTCAGGGGGCTTGCCGGTGCGATCACCCTGCCGATGGTCGGGGTCACCTCGCTGGCGGTGGCGACAGGTGCGCTGGCGTACGCCTGGTACCAGGGGGATTCCACGCTTTCAGCGTTTAATAAAACCCTGGTTCTTTCCGGTAATCAGTCCGGACTGACTGCCGATCGCATGTTGACGCTCTCCAGAGCCGGACAGGCCGCAGGGCTGACGTTTAACCAGGCGAGTGAGTCACTGGCAGCCCTGGTGAATGCCGGTGTGCGTGGTGGTGAACAGTTTGATGCCATCAACCAGAGTGTCGCGCGTTTTGCTTCTGCATCCGGTGTGGAGGTGGACAAGGTTGCAGAGGCTTTCGGAAAACTGACCACCGACCCTACGTCGGGGCTGATTGCGATGGCGCGCCAGTTCCGTAACGTGACGGCAGAGCAGATTGCGTATGTTGCGCAGCTGCAGCGTTCCGGTGATGAGGCCGGGGCCTTACAGGCGGCGAACGATATCGCCACGAAAGGCTTTGATGAGCAGACCCGCCGCCTGAAAGAGAACATGGGCACGCTGGAGACCTGGGCAGACAGGACTGCACGGGCATTCAAATCCATGTGGGATGCGGTGCTGGATATTGGTCGTCCTGATACCGCGCAGGAGATGCTGATTAAGGCAGAGGCTGCGTTTAAGAAAGCAGACGACATCTGGAATCTGCGCAAGGATGATTATTTTGTTAACGATGAAGCGCGGGCGCGTTACTGGGATGATCGTGAAAAGGCCCGTCTTGCGCTTGAAGCCGCCCGAAAGAAGGCTGAGCAGCAGACTCAACAGGACAAAAATGCGCAGCAGCAGAGCGATACCGAAGCGTCACGGCTGAAATATACCGAAGAGGCGCAGAAGGCTTACGAACGGCTGCAGACGCCGCTGGAGAAATATACCGCCCGTCAGGAAGAACTGAACAAGGCACTGAAAGACGGGAAAATCCTGCAGGCGGATTACAACACGCTGATGGCGGCGGCGAAAAAGGATTATGAAGCGACGCTGAAAAAGCCGAAACAGTCCGGCGTGAAGGTGTCTGCGGGCGATCGTCAGGAAGACAGTGCTCATGCTGCCCTGCTGACGCTTCAGGCAGAACTCCGGACGCTGGAGAAGCATGCCGGAGCGAATGAGAAAATCAGCCAGCAGCGCCGGGATTTGTGGAAGGCGGAGAGTCAGTTCGCGGTACTGGAGGAGGCGGCGCAACGTCGCCAGCTGTCTGCACAGGAGAAATCCCTGCTGGCGCATAAAGATGAGACGCTGGAGTACAAACGCCAGCTGGCTGCACTTGGCGACAAGGTTACGTATCAGGAGTGCCTGAACGCGCTGGCGCAGCAGGCGGATAAATTCGCACAGCAGCAACGGGCAAAACGGGCCGCCATTGATGCGAAAAGCCGGGGGCTGACTGACCGGCAGGCAGAACGGGAAGCCACGGAACAGCGCCTGAAGGAACAGTATGGCGATAATCCGCTGGCGCTGAATAACGTCATGTCAGAGCAGAAAAAGACCTGGGCGGCTGAAGACCAGCTTCGCGGGAGCTGGATGGCAGGCCTGAAGTCCGGCTGGAGTGAGTGGGAAGAGAGCGCCACGGACAGTATGTCGCAGGTTAAAAGTGCAGCCACGCAGACCTTTGATGGTATTGCACAAAATATGGCGGCGATGCTGACCGGCAGTGAGCAGAACTGGCGCAGCTTCACCCGTTCCGTGCTGTCCATGATGACAGAAATTCTGCTTAAGCAGGCAATGGTGGGGATTGTCGGGAGTATCGGCAGCGCCATTGGCGGTGCTGCCAGTGGTGGAGCATCCGCGTCAGGCGGTACAGCCATTCAGGCCGCTGCGGCGAAATTCCATTTTGCAACCGGAGGATTTACGGGAACCGGCGGCAAATATGAGCCAGCGGGGATTGTTCACCGTGGTGAGTTTGTCTTCACGAAGGAGGCAACCAGCCGGATTGGCGTGGGGAATCTTTACCGGCTGATGCGCGGCTATGCCACCGGCGGTTATGTCGGTACACCGGGCAGCATGGCAGACAGCCGGTCGCAGGCGTCCGGGACGTTTGAGCAGAATAACCATGTGGTGATTAACAACGACGGCACGAACGGGCAGATAGGTCCGGCTGCTCTGAAGGCGGTGTATGACATGGCCCGCAAGGGTGCCCGTGATGAAATTCAGACACAGATGCGTGATGGTGGCCTGTTCTCCGGAGGTGGACGATGAAAACCTTCCGCTGGAAAGTGAAACCCGGTATGGATGTGACATCGGCCCCTTCCGTCAGGGAGGTGCGCTTTGGTGATGGCTATTCCCAGCGTGTGCCTGCCGGGCTGAACGCTGACCTGAAAACGTACAGCGTGACGCTGTCTGTCTCCCGTGAGGAGGCCACGGCGCTGGAGTCGTTTCTGGCTGAGCACGGGGGCTGGAAGGCCTTTCTGTGGACGCCGCCTTATGGTTACAGGCAGATAAAGGTGACCTGCGCAAAATGGTCGTCGCAGGTCAGTATGTTGCGTGTTGAGTTCAGCGCAGAGTTTAAACAGGTGGTGAACTGATGCAGGATATCCGGCAGGAAACACTGAATGAATGCACCCGTGCGGAGCAGTCGGCCAGCGTGGTGCTCTGGGAAATCGATCTGACAGAGGTCGGTGGTGAACGTTATTTTTTCTGTAATGAGCAGAACGAAAAAGGTGAGCCGGTCACCTGGCAGGGGCGACAGTATCAGCCGTATCCC